GGAAACAGTACGAGGAGTGTAGCTCACTGGAAGGAACAATTAAGTTGACCAATCAACTAGCAGTACACCTTGCACGTATATATCAACGTGGGTTTGCTGTTGACTTGGATGCTCTGGAAGATGTGCGTAAAGAGTTTGAACAGGAGCGTGTCACATTGACACGTGAATTAGAAGAACAAGTACGTGAGCTAATGGGTGACACACCTATAAACCTCAACAGTCCAGAGCAATTATCGTGGGTTATCTACAGTAAGAAACCCAATGACAAAAAGGTATGGGCAGATCTGTTTGATCCTTACATGCCTGACGCAGACTACCGTTCAACGGTACACAACAACTCAGAGAAGTTGTATAAACAAAAGGCAAAGCAATGCCAGTCATGTAATGGCACTGGCTATACTTACAAAACTAGAAAGGACGGTACACGCTATGCTAAACCAAACAGATGTGCGACATGTGATACTAGTGGATACACATTTACCAATATCACTAGTTCAGTTGCAGGGTTAAAGTTCAATGCCCCAACTGCAAAATGGATTTCAGCTAACGGTTTCGCCACAAGCAAGGACAGACTTGTATACCTTGAAGGTGTGGCTAGACAACGTGATATGCAAGACGCAGTTCACTTCCTACAGCGAGTGCGTAGGTTGTCTGCTGTTGACACATATCTCTCAAGCTTTGTGGAAGGTATCCACAATTTTGTAAAACAAGATGGTAAGCTGCACGTCAGCTTGCTACAACATAGGACTGCTACTGGCAGATTGTCAGGAGCTAATCCTAACATGCAGAATATGCCTCGTGGGGGTACGTTCCCAGTCAAGCGAGTGTTCAAGTCACGATGGGATGGCGGCAAGATAATTGAAGCTGACTTTGCTCAATTGGAATTTCGAGTTGCTGCGTTTTTATCCCAAGACAAGACCGCTATTGACGAGGTAACTACTGGCTTTGATGTGCATAGTTATACAGCCAAAGTTATAACTGATGCAGGTCAGAGGATCAGCCGACAAGATGCGAAGTCACATACATTCGCACCTTTGTATGGTGCTAGTGGTTTTGGACGTACTCCTGCGGAAGCCGCATACTATGAGCAGTTTACCAAAAAGTATTCTGGCATAGCTAAGTGGCACAAAGAATTGGCACGTGAAGCATTGGGTACAGGTAAGATACGAACACCATCAGGACGTGAGTTCTCATTTCCAGATGTGGTACGTAGATCAAATGGTAGTGTGACATATTTCACACAGATCAAAAACTTCCCTGTGCAATCCTTTGCCACTGCTGACATCGTACCTATATCACTCATATACATTGACAAGATGTTAGGTATAAACCAAATGCAATCATGCATAGTCAATACAGTACACGATTCTATTGTTATTGATGTGCATCCGAATGAGAAGGAGAAAGTATTACGTGTGATAAAAGCTGCCAATGACTCACTAATTCAAATAGTAAATCGTAAGTGGAATATAGACTTCAACTTGCCGTTATTATTAGAAGCAAAAATTGGTGATAATTGGCTTGACACAGTAGACGTGTCGTGATATAACTAAGATTCGTTTTAACAGAAAAGGAGAACAAATGAACCAAGTAACAATTAACACAGGAAACTTTAACGCAATGGCTGAAGCAATGGGCATGAATGTAGATACTCAACAGAAGTCTCAGGCAAGTACGCTTGCTCGACTACGCATCAACCATTCACCTATCATGGGTGAAGAAACCATCAATGGTAAAAAGGTTAAAGTGGAAGTTGTGTCTGGTGGTACATACAAGTTGGAGATACCAGATGGTCCGACTTATTATGCTACCTCTGCTACTATACGTCCATACCTACAACGCTTTATGTACAAGCGATTTGTAAAAGGTAGTGACACTACACCTAATCGTTACATCAAAACTTTGATGGCTAATGATTTAAACAATGACATGAAGGACAATGACGGTGGCTTCAACTGTGGTAAACCTGCAGGTTACATTGAAGACTTCAAAGCATTGCCTGAGAAGACACAAGATTTGATTCGTCAGATCAAACGTGTTCGTGTATTGTTTGGTACAGTGCAGTTACACAATATTGTGGATGACCAAGGTAAGTCTGTGGAACTATCACCACAAGCATTTATCTATGAGATTGAAAACCGTGATGCATTTAAAATTGCAGGTACAATCTTCAACAAGCTAGGTAAGATGCGTAGGCTACCTGTGCAGCACAATATAGAGGCAACCACAGAGGAACGATCATTACCAAATGGTAACGTGTTCTACTTGCCTACACTTACACTTGACTTAGGTGAGACACTTGAGGTGGGTGACGGTGAGCAAGAAACCTTTGCTAATTTCATGGCGTGGATTGAGAACTACAATGAGTATATCAAAAGCGCATGGAATGACAACGCCTACAAGAACGATGATACCGATACTGATACGGTAGAAGAGTTCGTAGACATTGACGCAGAGGACTTTGTGTAATGTACCATCGTGCTGAACTGGCTATACATCAGTATCTTGAGGACGCTGCTAATGGTAACTCCACTATGTCAGATGAAACTATCGACACTGTGGCACGTGAAGTAGCTGAAGCACTCAAGCGTCAGTTCGGTAGCGGTAATAAACGTGGCGAGTTCAGGTTAAGGATGTCCAACATTGGGCGTCCTACTTGCCAACTCTGGTTTGATAAGAACAAGCCTGAGACAGCATTACCAAAGCCGACTACGTTTGTGATGAACATGATGATAGGAGATATAGTTGAATCTGTTTTTAAAGCTATTCTTAAAGAGTCTAATGTGGCTTTTGAAGACACTGATAAAGTTAGCCTTCCAGTGGGAGATAGTAATGATACTAACGTTTCTGGTAGTTATGATCTTGTTATAGATGGGGCAGTTGATGACGTTAAGTCAGCATCTGACTGGTCTTACCGCAATAAGTTTGAGTCATTTGACAAACTAAAGTCTGGTGATTCGTTTGGATATGTCGGGCAGTTAGCAGGTTACGCAAAAGCCTCTGGTAAAAAAGCAGGTGGTTGGTGGGTAGTCAACAAAGCTAACGGTGGTATTAAATACGTACCTGCTGACAACCTTGACATGGAAGCTGAGTTAGAAAAGATTAAGCAAACTGTGGAGACAGTCAATGCTAACGAGTTCAAACGATGCTTCTCACCTGTACCTGAGTTCTTTAGGCGTAAGCCTACAGGTAACATGGTGTTAAATGATGCCTGTAAGTTCTGTGACTACAGGCGTGAGTGTTGGCCTACGTTGAAGGAAGAACCTTCACGTGTATCAGAGGCCAAAGACCCTAAGATAGTGGCATATATTGAGGAGTAAAACTATGATAGGTGAAGCAGAAATTCAAGAGTTACAGGATAACATCAAAGAGATGGAACGAGAACTCTTGGAAAAGAAGAAAGCTTTACGAGAAGCTAAATATGCAGGGCTACGTACAGCAATGCAAGCTCGTAAAGATGCAGACGAAGCCATACGTCAAGAACTAAAAGATCTTGGTGTACAGCCAACGTCCTTTGGTGCGCCTTTCCATTACCACTGGAAATTCTAGTGAATGGTAAGCAGTTTAAGGCTGCACTAAAACATGGGTATAGGAGTGGGCTAGAAATAAAAGTCAAAGACTACTTGAAAGAACACAAAATAAAATTCAAGTACGAAGCCATCAAGATTGAATGGGAAGACTTAATGTACCGCACCTATACTCCTGACTTTATATTGCAGAACGGCATCATCATAGAGGTGAAAGGAAGATTTACATCAGATGATAGACGTAAGCACGTAGCTATAAAAAAGCAACACCCAAACTTAGACATACGTTTTGTGTTTGAGAACAGCAGACGTAAGCTAAGTAAGGGTGCTAGAAATTCTTATGCTACATGGTGTGAAAGAAATAATTTCTTGTATGCAGATAGGGTTGTTCCAGAAGATTGGTTGAGTGAAAAAGGTAAGGACACTCACCCAGATTTAATAGAGTTTCCTTACGAAAAAGTAAAAAGGAGATGACATGGAAGAGGATCAAACCTTTATTAGTTTTGAACCAAATGATTTTATAATACGTATCTCACCTGTAATGGAGAGTGGCGAATGGACTGGTGATATAAACGTGGGTCAGGTAACTACTAATGAAAATAGTTTGTGTGATAGAGACTATTCACAGTTGAGTATATTGACAGAGATGATGATATGTGCTATTCAATTAATTGAAAAAGATGAATCAGTTAGAAAAGAACTTTTTAAACTGGCAGAAGAATCACATAATGACAATAGACCTAGAGTGGTAACAGAGCGTGATGGCAATGTTATAAAAGTAAACTTTTAGAAAGGAGTACACAATGGCAGATATAATAGATACATTAACATTTGGAGAGACAACAATCACACTGGACGATCCAGTTAATAGTCCTAAACATTACAACCAAGCAGGTATTGAATGTATTGATGCTATTCATGCCGCTACTGATGAAGGTTTCGAGCACTACCTACAGGGTAATATTATGAAGTACGTATGGAGATACAAGTACAAGAATGGATCAGAGGACTTGAAGAAAGCCCAATGGTATTTGAACAAACTGATAGAGGTGGTTGATGATAGTTAAGGTATTTCTTACATTAGAGATTGACGAAGAAGAGTACCCTGTTCCTGTGGACGGTTTCATTGACCCAGAAATAGAGGACACGTTACAAGATTACATTCACGATGTGGATGGTATTAAGATTAGAAACATGAAAATAATTACACAGGAGTAGGCATGAACAATTATTTACCAACAGACTACCAAGCATTTATACATACCTCTCGTTATGCTAGGTGGCTAGAGAAAGAACAAAGACGAGAGAGTTGGAGTGAGACAGTAGAGCGTTATATGGATAATGTTGTACGTAAGATTGCAGGTGACGATAGTTATATAAATCAAATACGTGATGCTATACTTAGCTTAGACGTAATGCCTAGCATGAGAGCAATGATGACAGCAGGTGCAGCAGCAGACCGTGATAACATTTGTATGTACAACTGTTCATACCTTCACGTAGATCATCCCCACGCCTTTGATGAAGCAATGTTCATTCTCTTGTGTGGCACTGGCGTTGGTTTCAGCGTAGAGCGTCAGTTCATTAGCAAGCTTCCCGAAGTGCCTGAACTGTTCAATAGTGATACTACCATTGTGGTAAAGGACAGCAAGGAAGGGTGGGCTAAGTCTTATCGTCAATTGTTGGCTCTTCTATGGGCAGGTGAGATTCCACAGTGGGATGTTAGTAGGGTACGTCCTGCAGGTTCTAGACTAAAAACATTTGGTGGCAGAGCTAGTGGACCTGCACCGTTGGTTGATCTGTTTAACTTTACGGTAGCAACATTTAAAAATGCACAAGGCAGACAGCTTACGTCATTAGAGTGTCACGACATTATGTGTTTTATAGGACAGATAGTTGTTGTAGGTGGTGTCAGACGTAGTGCCATGATTAGTTTGTCTAACCTTAGTGATGATCGTATGCGTCATGCTAAGTCAGGACAGTGGTGGAACGAAGCTGCACACAGGGCGTTAGCTAATAACAGTGTGTCATATACAGAAAAGCCAGATTCAGAAACGTTTATGCGTGAGTGGTTGGCATTAGTAGAAAGTAAATCAGGTGAGAGGGGGATATTTAATCGTGAAGCATCTAAGAAACAAGCTGCAAAATATGGTAGGCGTGATCCTGAACACGAGTTCGGTACTAATCCTTGTTCCGAAATCATATTACGATCAGGTCAAGTCTGCAATCTTACTGAGGTGGTTGTACGTGCAACTGACAGTCTGGAAGATTTGGAACGTAAAGTACGACTGGCTACAATTCTTGGAACTATACAGTCTACATACACCAAGTTCCCATATCTGCGAAAGGTGTGGCAGCGAAATACAGAAGAGGAGCGTCTGCTCGGTGTGTCACTCACAGGGGTAATGGACAATCCATTAATGACAACAAAGAACAAAGGATTGGATAAGACACTTGAACACTTACGTAAAGTTGCAGTTACTACTAACGCTCTTTGGGCTGACCGTCTTGGCATTAATCATAGCACAGCTATTTCTTGCAACAAACCTAGCGGAACTGTATCACAACTCGTTGACTCAGCCAGTGGGATACATGCACGTCATAACGACTATTACATTAGAACCGTTAGAGGAGATAACAATGACCCTCTTACAACCATGATGAAAGACCAAGGTATACCTGCTGAACCATGTGTGTTTAATCCTGACACTACTACAGTGTTTAGCTTTCCAATGAAAGCACCACACAAAGCTGTTACTCGTAATGATATGACAGCAGTTGAGCAACTAGAGACATGGCTGATGTATCAACGACATTGGTGTGAGCATAAACCTAGCGTGACCTGTACGGTACGTGACGATGAGTGGCTAGAGGTAGGTGCATTTGTGTATAAACATTTTGACGAGATGTCAGGTGTGTCATTTCTACCACACTCTGATCATACATATCAACAAGCACCATATCAGGATTGCACTAAGGAAGAATATCAGTCATTACTAAAGCAGATGCCAAAGGCTATTGATTGGTCTGTGTTATCTGAGTATGAAAAAGAGGACAGCACTAAGTCAAGTCAAACATTTGCTTGCACTGGTGATGTCTGTGAAGTTGTGGACATTGGAGCATAAAGGAGAAGTGTATGTTAGAACCAATTAAAGGATCGTATTATAGAAAGTTTCAACCTCAGTCTTACAAAGAGAATGACAGTAAGGCTAAGATAACAATAACAAACTATCTAGAGAGTAATGGGCATACTATTCTTGACACAGAAGAGGATTACTCTTTTGATATAAAGAGCGAGAAGAATGGGGGTATGTATTACAGTGAAGTAGAGATGAAGAACCAATGGACAGGTGATTGGAATCCTAGTTGGACTGAGATACGTATCCCCTATAGAAAGTATAAACTAATTAATAAATATAAACAGATGCAAGGCAATGAAACATTTTGCAACTTTTATATTATACGCAGAGACTGTGAGAAAGCTTGGAGAATAAAGGACTACCAACTCACGAAAGAATGTGCAAAGGAGATATGGCTGTCTAATGCAGGACGGTACGAACACTTCTTCCACATACCATATCAAGAAGCAGAACTAGTAAACTTAGTATAAGGAGATTGCATATGAAACATTTAACTCGCAAACAACGTGGCCTTGGCAAGTATGATGCACCGTTAAAATTTCAACACGAGAAAGGTTACAACGATTTTAAACATGGGCGTGTGTTTAATCCATTCCATAAAGATACTATGCAGCATCGGGAATGGCTACGTGGGTTTAATAAAGCCTACTTTGAGCAACTGAAAAGGGTAAAGGGGAATGAACTTAAAGCAAGAAGCAGAGCAGTTTCTGAAGGAGAAGTACGACATGGTTGATTTTAATTCATATCAAAGGTCAGCCGTTACTACAGCAATCTATCCCGATCAACATAAGATTACCTATCCTGCATTAGGCATGGCAGGTGAGGCAGGTGAGGTAGCCAACAAGGTAAAAAAACTTATTCGTGATGGACCAGATAAAAGACCTGACACATGGCGAGAGGACATAGCCAGTGAGATAGGAGATGTACTGTGGTACTGCGCTGCACTGGCTGACGATCTTAACTTAACGTTAGGTATGATAGCCTCACAGAACTTAGCCAAGCTACAGAAGCGTAAGGATAAGGGAACACTAGGTGGAAGTGGAGACACTAGGTAAAAAAAAATGGGGAGCTAAATGCTCCCCTTTGTTTAGCGTAGGTTCTGTCCTACTTGCGTTATCTGTTGTACCGTTGTAGGGTCTGTCATATCTGCCTTGCCCCTCAGTATCTCAGTCTCGTACAGAACTATGGCTCGTCTACGTATTTTCTTTGGTAGTCTATTAAACTCTATATAAACTCTAGCCTCTTCCTCTAGCTCTGCTGCACTTGCCTCTCGCATAGATGTTTTAAACGTATTTAAATCTTTTTCAAACTGGTTGAGTACAGTAGAGTCAAAGTATTCATCAAATGTTCTACCTGCCTTTTGTTTATCTGGCATAGTAGTCCAAAGACCTCTGAGATAATCCTCTTCATTCTTTATATGAGGAACGTATGACTTTAGAAACTCTCTAATGTTTCTATTCATTATACGTTTCTGTTGTGGAGATTGGGAATACGCCCCTAATTTAAATTCATTGTATCCTCTACGTTTTAAATAGTCTGCGTATTCTGGATCAGCATTAAAGAAATTTAAACCTGCAAACAAACGAGCAGCTACACGTTTACGTTCTGCGTTTTCTGTCATAACAAACTCACGTGTAGGTAGTTCTTTTTCAAAAGAATATCTCTGTTCAAATGGTCTTGTAAAGTTATCAACAAAAGATGCCGACTTATCTAGTGTAGGCTCTTCCGCATTATCTAAATATTCATTTCCCATATGACCAGTCACACGTGCAGCATCAATTAATTGTGCGTAAGGCACTACGAAAGTAGAGAAGTAATTACCTAATGCTGCACCAGACCGCTTAACAGTTGTCGCATTTATCTCTGCCCCAGAAAATACTGTAGATACTATATCGTCAAGCATGTATCCTGACATACCTGTTCTAAAGTTTGTACCTGTAAGAACTTCTACTATTTCATTTGGATTATTCTCTACCCATTTTTCAAGCATATTCTTTTTAGCTTGCTGCGTCATCTCACCTATCAATAGCAGAGGACGTAATGGGAACAATGGTGTAGTATCAAGAACATTACCATCATCCATAGTCATTTTAGTATAGTCAGCAGGTGCATCTTCTTGGCCTCTGTACCATATACCTGCGCTGATAAGTAATGCACCCTGCATATTTTTACCTATCATGTCACGCTCTTTACGTGAGAAAGCCCTACGCTCTTGGCTAACCATATCATCTGTTACATCGGCTACATCTATTCTTCTTTGTTCTGCTATCTGTTCTTTAAAATCAGGTAAGTTAGTTCTACTTGTAATAGCTTTCTTCATAAATCTATAAACAGGAATTGAACTACCTGCACCATACTGAGCTATTAGTTCCATACTCTTAAACATAAACCTTGGAAAAGGCAATACTGTAGTAAGACCATTACGAACAATAAAAGTATTCAAACTACGAAACAAAGGAATGTCTGGTTCATTTGCATATGTTAAATCTAAAGCATTGTACATAGCTTCATCTGCTATGTCTATTATAGATCGTGATCCTTCAGGTCTTACGCTAGATGCATCAGTCATAACATCTCGTATTTTACCTTGGTTAAGAGTTTCTACTAGATCTATTCCCCAATCTCTTTGTACAAGACGTTCCATGTCTGATAAGAACATACCATTTCGCAGCATAAATTCTTGCCACCTGTTAGGTACATTTAAATAATAAGCAGCGTCTTCACCACGAGACACTGCAAAGTCTACAACTTTACCTGCTGTTGACTCTGCGTTACCTCTACCCATTCGGGCTTGTAAGTCTGCCATCTGATTATAGAAACGATCTAAGTTATCCACCAATTCAGGTTGGTTCATTAGTAACTGTGTGTATGCTTTGGCTGATCTTTGAGTTGTAAACATTAAGTTTAAATGTCTGAAAGATCCTCTCCAATTTTCACCTGAGATAGCAGCTTTACCAAACGCACCTATGCCACCATTCTCATAAGCAACTAGAGCGTTATCCATAAGCTTGCCTATACCTTCCATAGGAGCACGAATAACACCAGACAATAAGTTTCTACTTGCAGTAGCTAACTGAGACACCATCATACCACGCCTAATATTTTCTATACGCATTACGGTATCTCTTATTCTACCTTGCTCTTCTAATAGTTTCTTTTGCTTTAGTGCCTCTTGTTGTGTTAAGGGTCTAGATCGTCTTATCTGAGATAGTTTGTTTAGAGTTCTACCTGCCTCAGAACCTGACCCAACTACAGTCATAACATAGTCTTCAAAACTTAAACCATATTTAGATAGTACATCTAACAGTTCTTGACCGCCTATCATTTCTCTTTCTACTGTCAAGTTAAATAGGTTATCTATAACTTTATTCTGATCGTTCCATAAGCCAAGTCCTTTAGACTTACTCATATCTCTAAGATCAGCAGCTACTGATACAAGTGCGTCAAACTTTTCTGGTTTAAGAACCGCTGAGAACATCTCTCCTTCTGACATAGAAAGATTAACTGCATCAGATACTTCTAGTGAGTTCTCTCCAACACCAAACAACACATCCCTAAATGATTTTTGTTTTACTGATGTTAGTTTTTCTAATCTTTCTTTTGATACTACACGTGCTAATGTAGGGTCTATCTCTAGTTTACCATTAACTTCTTTAGATATTTTTACATTTTTCATACCATCTCTTTGCAGACCATTCTCAAATTCTTCTATCAATGCTTCTGCAATAAATCTATTTCTTCTAGCTGTTCCTTCTGCTCTAGACTTCTGCTCTTCTAGTTCTATCTCTGTGTTTGCTTTAGCTCTACTGATGTCATACTTCTTACGCCAAGCAACACGTTCCTTCTTTACTACCTCAGTATCTGGCATACTAGATGGTGGCGGTATGTCTTCACCATTTTTTATTTTAACAAAGTCTTCTGCCTCTTTCTTTAGATTACTTTCCATTACTTCTATTTCATCAGCAGCTTCATCTAAACTTTCTAGAGTTTCTTTACTTACTTCACCATTCTCAACTAGTTCTTCTTTTGCTTTCTTTGTACCACGTGCAAACTTATATGCAGCAGTTACACCTTCAAACACACCACCTAAAATAAAACCCTCACCTGCGTTACGCAAACGGTTTTGAAATGCCGCTGCGTCTTCGTCTTGGGCGAGAGCTTCTGTAAATACATTCTTTAAGAAGGGAGCTTCTTCATTTATTAGATTAGAAATATTTCCCTCGAAAGGATCAAACGCAGTTGCATCTGCTATTGCGCTGTTAGCAAATGAACCCTTAACACCTTTCAGTCCAGTAAGTCTTCTAGATAATACAAATCCTGTGGCAAACTGAGACATACCCTCAATAAAAAATCCAATGTTGGTTTCTGTATCTGGTATTGCTTCTTCTGCTGCCTCAGAAATATATTCTGTAGCACCTATTATACTATCTTTTAATCCTGCTTCACGTACACGATCACGATTCCAGTACTCTACTGTGGGTAATAAGCTGTCTGGATTATCTCTAAACACAAGTCTACCAACATTGAAGAAGTCTTCTATACTCTCCCCTGTCTCTTCAAAAAATTGTGCAGTTTCACCTACAGCTAACGCAGCACCCTCACCTACAGCAGTAATTAACTCTTGAGGTTTATTTAAGATAGTAACATTTTCTTCTTCAGCCTCAAAGTTAGAAGCTTGTGGATCATCTGGATTATCTGATACTATTCTTTTATCTGCTTCTACTGTTTGAGAATCATCTACTAAAGGTACATCTGTTGTCTCAAAAGTAAATTCTTGTTCTTCGTTTTCCATAAAGACCTCATTGCAAGTCGTATGTTAGATATTTGCTACCCTTTTGTAACACATCTGTATTTACAGCTACTCGTGTAGCACCATTACTATCAGTAATAATTACAGTAACGCCTTGTTTAGGTTTTACTTTGGCAGCATTTAATAATGATTCTGTTTTTTCTAATGCAGGTAAACCACCTGCTACTTTTACATACATTATATCTTGTCTACCGCCTACCATACCACCTGTGTTAGAAGGACCACCAAATACTGTGCCAGTTTGAAACTCTCTTACAAGGTCAGTAGATTTAAACTTTAAAGTTTCTTCTGCTGCTGCTAGTTGCTGTTCTATAAAAGGTTTTACATTAGCAGTAAGTTTAGGGTTATCATATCCTGCTATTGAATTTGACATTCTTACTGCGGCATCTAAATCCATAATAGCCCCAAACATAGGATCGCCTTGTGTTTTTGCTATGATCTGTCCTATGTCTCCAGTTTCCATACCTGCATCACCTATAGCTTGACCTCTCATGGTAGTAAAGAAGGTTAATGGATTTGAAAATACTTCTTCAACAGTTTCTGGATCTGCTTTATTCATTGCATCTATAATAGATTTTTGTTTTTGGTTTGCTATTGCTAATGAGTTTGCATCTCCATTTTGTATTGCACTCATTATATCTAGAGTATTTAATCCTAACAGATCATCTAAATCTTTAGCTTCATTTTGTCTTATATCTCTACTTAGTCTTTCAAAGTCAAATGTTATAGTAGGTGTAGTAGGTAAAGCTTGTTTTGTTTGATCACCTACACCTATCGTTGCTTTATTTAAATCTTCTGTAGCTGCTTGTATATTATTTTTATTTACAGATAAATAATGTCTACCGCTACGTCCTGCAGCATTGGCTGTATTACCCAAGTTAATGGCTTGCATTAAATAGCCTTTACCTCTTTTAGCTATTGCGGCAGCGTCCTCTGTTCCAAAATGAAACACAGCTTGTTGCATTAGGTTTTCTAATTCTTTTTTCTCTGCTCTTTCCTCTTTAGCTATATCAGATTGTGAAGTTAAATCCATTCTTCTTTTGTATTCAGCTTGCTGATACTCACGCTCTTCTTTCAAAAGCTTTTCTTCTTGAAGTCTTTCTTCTTCTTCCTCTATACTTTTAACAAGTTGAGTGGAAGCACCCATTAAAAATCCACCTAGATTAAATGCCATTACGCTCTCCTCGCCATTAGACCTTTAGGTTCAGCCTCTTCTAGCGGCTCTTCTACAGGTTCACTTGTATCTCGCTCTTCTGCCTCTTTTATCTCTTCCATTTTCTCAGGTACTTTACGCATAGCAACAGCTATCTCAGAGTCACTAATGTTATCTTTATCTTTACGTGGCTCTAGTCCTGATTTATACTCTGCATTTTCTGTGTCAGCTAAGTAGGCAAGCATCTCTACTAGTACAGGTGTTACAAGTATACCTACATCAATAGTATGTTTACCTTCCATAGTGCCACCCATTTGTAATGCCTGTGCAATTGTTGTAAGAGGAACACCCATTTCCATAACATTTAATAAATCTTGTTTTACATCTGGGTTTAATATTCTTGGCGCATAATAATCCAATGCCTCTTCTACAGTATTGTATTGAGGTGGATGTTGCCAAGGTGTAGCACCTAGTTCTGATGTAAGACTCATCCCTGCAATGGGAGCTTCAAACATTCCTTCTCTACTTTCCATTACATAAGATTCCTTCTAGCTTCTTGTACTTGTTTAAATGCATCTACTATTTCATCGTAAGGTTGCATCTTTTTGTTTGTCTCTTCTTTTTGCATAGAGACATCACGTCTTAAAAGACCACCTGTTTTTTGTACAGGCTTGTTTGCCTTTTTATTATTGTACGAATCTCTAAGTACTTTTGCATACATTTTTATAGCAGGGTTTTCTCTATACTTCACGATAACCATCCTCCTAAAATACTATCACCTAAATCACTTGTTAATACTTTAACAATAGCAGAACCAAATCCTGCAGATGAATCAAAATCTCTTTGTGCTTCTGCTCTATCTGATGCACCTTCGTTTATCAGTTGTTGCACAGCAATATTATTTAATCTTTGTGCTTCATTCTCTGAAGCTTTAAATGCAAAGGTCATCTGATCGTTATACAACTGCCACAAATTATTATATGCAGTATTAGATATATCTAATGTTTGTATTGCATTTAATTCATTAGCTCTATTTACTGCAGCAGTATCTGCTGTTGCTATTTCTCTACGCCATTGTGCATTTGACTGATCAATTATTAATTGGTTCTGTGCGTTAAACTGATCACGTTGATTGTTTATTTCTGCATTAAATCTTTCCACAACGTTTGCTTGACCTGCATTAAACTGTGCCTGTGCATTAGCTTGAGTTGCGTTAAACTGCGCAGCAGTAGATTGTAAACTTGAAAAGAATTGATCTACTTGATTTTGTGATGAAGCATTAAACTGTTGTGCAGCATTGATAGCAGCTTGATCTGTAAATAATGCTTGAGTAATTTGTTGAGACTTAAACAATTCCATTTGTTGTGCATTAGATAGGTTAGTAAGATCAGCCTGTAAAAAGTTCTGTGCATTTTGTACAGCAGCTTGTTGTCTATTACTTAGATTAGCCATGTCCATGTTAGCTAATGCAGATGCTTCTGCCATTACCATTGCTTGTCTATTAGATAAGTTATTTAACTCCATTGTATTTG